GTCGCCCCCGGCTGCTAACTCGACAACGTGATCGGCTTGGCTACTGGGTTTCTTTCGGCACCAGTGGCAGATGGGTTCTTCTGCGAGGACTTGGGCCCTCAGTTCTTTCCATCGTTTGGTTCCGTAGATCGGGTTGCCGCTCATGTTAAGAGCATAGGTCAAGGTCAAGGGAACTGACGCCCAAGCGGAAGGGCACCGCTCGGTTGTCCTCGGTTGACATGAGATAAGCGTGTGGTTTGTGTCCCCCACTATTTGGCGATGTCTCGCTCTGGAAGCCTGTCTAGTTTTGTTCGGTGGATAACCAGTCGCCTTTGCGTTAGGGAACGCTGATCGCTCACAATGCGTGAGCGCCTACCCTCGTTGCCGAGTGTTCCCACAGTAAGGCTCAGACTCTTACAAGGGCTAGTGAGCGCCTCTGTGCGCTCTGATGGTGTCAGTTGTGATGGGACGATAGACGCGCTCAACCTGTCAGGTCAAGCAGGGTCAGGTCCCCAAGCCAAGCGTTGGCTGATCTTGTCCAGGTCTTTGGGCCGCCAAACGTGGACCTCTTGTCCTGCGTCCTCCAATGTGTTGATCCAATCCCATTGCAAATTACTGACGACACCTTTGGGACCTTTTAATTCGACAAAGATAGTGCCTCGTCCACAAGTAGAAACCATGACTAAATCGGGGAAGCCTTGGTCGCCTGTGTTGGGTGTGATCCATCTACCCGGTCGGATCTGTGCTGGCTGGGTGTGCATAACTTTCCAGCGGTGCAACTTAGCCAAAGTGATGACGGCTTTTTGAAACTCTGCCTCAGACGGATCAGCCACCGTTCATCAGCCTGTCTATCAGTTCGGACGCTTCACGCTTAGTGGATGGTGCTTGCCCTTGGTAGTCCTTAGCCCTTAGCATCCCCAACTGTTTAGCGGTCGGCGGTTCACCACTTGACCCGATCGTTTGGCTTCGTGGTTGTGCAGCTTGTGGCGCGTTGGTTGTGGTTTGGACTTCAGCGCCTTGGCGATACACCTTGACCATCTCCTCCAGTGAGGCGCGTTTCTTTGAGCCTTGATACTGGTAGTTCGCTAGAGCGCGTCCGATCGCACTGGTCTCACAGTTCTCTAGAGCACTGGTCTTGTTGACCATGCTTGACCCACGGATTTCCTCGGCAAACCCTGTCGTCGTCGGCACTGGGTCGGCAATGTCGGCATACAACGACGCTTTCATAACGATGCGTGTGCCGTCGTCCACAATGATTTCGGTGACAATGCGTCCGCGTGGGCAGTCTTTCCAAAACAGTGGAAGGCGTTCTGCTACTTCGGCGTAATCGGCTGGGTTGAAACTCATGATTCCATATCCTTTAAGTGTCGGGCCTGTGCAGGCGTTTGGTTTTTGAGATTGTTGACCACTCGAATCATGGCTACGCAACGGGCAGTTTCCTCAACTGTCATTCCTTTGAAGCCGAACTTTTCGGCGCATTTGAGACAAATGCCGCGTAACTCGGTACGCATACGCATATCAGCCGAATTGAAACCGCACGCACAAATATCACAGTTCACTTGAAACCGCCTAGCCTCATGGCCACGATCGCATCTTGAGTTGACCGGGTGAGGTTGGACAAATAGATGCCATGCTCTTCAGCAACATAAGCCAACTCAAAGAGCGCCTTCCTGAGCATCGCTACGTCGTCCCTGAGGCGTTCAATCTCCCAAGTCGCCGCCTTCATAGCGATCTCCGCTTTTGTGATGAGAGCGGTCATTTCTTGGATTTGGGTCATCATGGTCGGGGCTCCTTGATTTGTCGGTATTTGCCGTCACGGTACACCAGCGGTGTCGCTGGGTTTGTGTCGGATTGTAGTTGGCGGCGTTCTTTCCATGTGAGACCCCCCCAAATGCCGTAGCACTCAAGTTGAGTCGTGGAATATTTGAGGGATTCGGCGAGACAAGACGGCCTAACGATGCAGGTCGCGCAAACGGCTTTTGCTTCAGCAATTTTTTTGCGTGAGTACCGTTCACCCGGTTCAAAGATAAACAGGTTTAGATCCATGCCTCGACAAGCTGCGTGATCCCACCAGCGGTTTAGCACAGTCGCCAAGGTTTCCATCCGCAACCGCCTGTCTCGGCAATATCGGAGTAAAGCAGGAACGCGAACCTGAGGTTGAGGGTTGGGTCTGACATTGCTTCAGCAAACGGCATGTTGAACAGTTGTTCCGCATATTTTGTGTGGATCTCGTTGATTTGTGCAATGCCGTGGTCACTTCCGTTGAATCGTTTTGCCAATTCGGGGTCACTTGACAAGGGTGTGACGTTCAGGCACCTCGTTTCTTTCCACAGTAGGCGACCCAGTTTCTCTAATGTTTCAGTGTTGTTGGGCCAGCCGACAGAGATCGCTGAAGGGAACCATTCTTGACATTTGGTGTCCGGGTGAAAGTCGGCTAATCGAGTGAACGGGACGGTGCTGGTCGTGGTGCTAGTCGTCGTTGAGGTTGTCGTTGTTGCTGTGAGTTCCTCTGCGCGGTCTGCGAGTTGTTGGGGTGTCAACATCCCGAGCGTCACCGTGGAGGGCACAGACGGCGTTTTAATGGGGTCTGCGTCGCCCTGTACGCCTGTGATCGCCCACAAAGCACATAGGGCATAGGTTGTAATACTGATAATGGCTAGTCGTTTAAGGTTCATTTAGTAGTCCTCTGATAGGTCTGCGACAGATTTTCTAGTTGAGAAAAAGCCGTCAAGCATGGGGTTGTTTTGCATGATTTCTCGGGCCAGATAGGCGCGGTAGTTGTTGTTAAACTTGAACTCACTGTTGGGGTCGTAAGTGGTTGAGTGCTGAAAGCGTAGGACTTCTACGAGTGCGCCGATGCCGTAGTGGTTGTGGCCGTTGTTGTACAGCGCGTAACACATTTTGGTGAGTCGTTCAATGACCCACGGGTTCGCTTCTTTGAAAGCTTCGTACTTGAGTTTCTCGGCTGGAACTTCGAGAACGTCAAAAAGGGATTGTTGCATTGCTTTCCTCCTGCGGTCGGGGTCCACCTATCGGGGGACGCACTTGGTTGCCAGTCATTTGACCGACTCCCAAACCGATTGTCAAGGACCTAGCCGAATATCTTGGCAAAAGCCTTTTCTATAACGGTCGCAGAATCTGCCATATTTGGTGCTATCTCAACATGCGTCCAGTCTCCACCGGGTGTGCCAGCGTTCTTTTGTGGGGTCCACGCTTTCCAACTGTCACGGTCGCATCGGAAACCGCCACCAAACTTGGTCAGATTGGGGATCGGGCAACCTACACCGTCATAACAGTGAATTTCCTCTATGCCCAAAATGTCGCGGTGAGCAAACAAGAATTCAACCATGGCTTTACGGGCGTCCGCGTTCTGTTTGGCGGTGCCTTTACCTTTGAGGTCTACGGCGCGCCATGTTGCGTGGACGCTGAGGTTGGCTGATCCGCGCATCGGACGGTTGGCGTAGATGCCAAGCGATTTCATGCCAAACAAGTATTCCATGTATTCGACAAATCGTTTTGTTCCGGGTCGTTCGGTCGGATGGTTTCCGTCGGTGTTGCCTGTGTACGGTCTAGGACTCATCTTTTTCTCCCTTGTCTTTGAGCCCATTACTTGCTAATAGCCCCGTCAAAGCACCAGCCAAAACCAGTAAAACGCTTGATAACACTTCCCACGCTTTTGAGTCATTGGGACTAACTTCCAATGGCTGGACAACAAATGCAAGCGAGTACAGGATCATGCCAATACTCATGATGAACGTGAGCGCCAGTGCAGCTCCTACCATCAGGACAAGACGGGCTTTAATTTCGGAGTTGGTGTATTTCTTCATGGTGTGGTTGCTCCTGTTGAGGTGTCACATCTTGGGGCTGTGGGTTGTTGTTCGCAGTTGTTTCGTGTGCGGTCGCTACAGCTGGTGATGACCAGCATTAAGGCTATGGCGAGGGCGGCGACTACGGCTAGCGTTTTCATGGTGTATCTGGGAAGTCGGCTTCAGAGCCTGGTGTCCATGTGGCTGGGAAGTCTCGTAGGGCTTGGCGGTAGGTTGCCCATGCTTCACGGTCTACGGGTGAGTCCGCAACTTGTGTCCAGTCGGATTCGGCAAGTAGGCGGTCACGGTGCATACGCATTCTTTCGGCCCACCATTCTGCTAGTACTTCTTCAGGGTCAAGTTCGTGGGATAAGTTCATCATGCACCTTCATACTGGAATGTGTAACGGATAAAGTCATTCGCGGCCCAAACCATTGGTGTTGAGTTTGTTACAACTGTAGATGGTGCGCCGTAATACATGATTCCTCGAGTCGTGGTGTCTGAGATTACCGATCCAAGGTACACATTGCCAGATGACGAGTCATAAAATTGGAACTGACCGATTACCTGTCCACTTGTCAAAGCCGTGATCGGGAGACTTACAAAGTAGAACCCTGAACCTGCTGATACGCCGGAAGAACCAAAGGTGATTTGTCCTTGACCGTAAACCAATTTATTGACTCGACCATATTTTCCGCTTGCGGATGAACCTGTGCCTAAGGTCGGGTTTGTTGTTGAGGCGGTTAGGGCTGGTGTGTAGGTTTCCCATGCGGCCCCAATCGTGTTAAGCGTCGCCGCCGTCAACACCTGCCCACTAGTTGTTCCTGCTGTCCACTGTGTAGCCATGATTCTCCTTTACCAGCCGAGACGGTCGGTATCTAAAACACCAAAATAGGTGCTGTTTAAAATGAACTGCGAATATACGTTTGCTGGCGTCAAATACATAGTACAAAAAGTTGATTCAGGCGTAGCGTTAACCTGAATACCCTCGTTAATACACGGCACAATCGTGTCCGACACAGCACCAGGTGCTCGATATGCAACATTTATTAGTGACGGAAAATTGCCAAAAACAATGCCAGCAAAAGGTGAAGTATTAACAGTCCCGGCAGTAGTCGTTGAAGCAGTTTGAGTAAACATTGTGGCCGATTGTGCGTCAACTAAAAAGTCAACTTCAAACCTAAACCCATCATTGGCAAAAGCGTTTGCATACCAACTAGCTGCAGAGTCTGCCTGTGCTTCAGTTGAATAATAAGTGTTGAGATTGTAAGCCTTTTCGCCGTATGCAGTAACGCTGGTTGTGTTGGTTTCTGTCTGTGCAGTTAAACCTGTTGATGGTGTAACCGTGACTTTGTTGTAAAACGGTGAACGATATCTAACACGTCGAATTGACTGATAACCTAATTGCGTACTGGTCAAAGTGCGACCAATACTGCAAGGTGAAACAATAAAACCTGCGGCATAACTGTTGTACTCAGCCTCAGACGAATTTCGACACACCAACATAGCGTTTTCGGCGTTGGCAAGAGTTCGCACATAATCAGACGGTGAACCTGTAAAAGTTTGTGCGGCCATGTTGTAACTGCTGGTGCCAGCAACAGGCAGATAGTTAAACGGTGGGCTAACTAAAGCGTTAATGCTTGCTATCTGTTGTTTTGTTGTTCCGGCAGAAATTGATTGATTTGTTAACTGACTTAAAGAGTTAATACCGATGGCGTTCATAAATTGGACGGTCACAGTTGAATTAGTGCCTGTGTTTGGTTCGTCGTTGTAATCAAACGAAAACGCTTTTCCAGAAATTGTTGCATAATCACCTGCACCAATTTCAAAAGTAACACCAAAATTAGAGTTCATAGCAACAGGAAAAGTGGACTCAGTATTGTTAAAAAGTGTCGCTGTTAACGCTGTCGTGCTTACGGCAGAGTCAACAGATTGGCGACCCAAAAAATAATTGAATGATTTAGTAATGCTGGTGTAGTCAGTTGCCCAACTATAGAAAGCCATCAGCGGACCGCCAGCGGCAATGTTCCGTTAGTTGAAATGTATTTACGCAAAGCGGCCACAATTTGGTTGGGGTCGCCTCCGTTGACATTGACCGTGATCGTGTTGCCACCCATTGCACCGTTGGGCGTGATGTTCCCAGACGACGACGGCGTGAACAATTCTGGCCCGCGCTCACCCACAAGATAAGTGGTTCCCGACATGACAGGACCGCCCATAGCCCTACGGGGCAACGTAGAGATACCTGCAAGAGTTAAAGCGTCCTCTGCACTCTTACCGCCATACTCAGCACCACGGGCAAGATAATTAGCCAACTCAAGCGCAGCTGCTGGACCTTGAGTTTTATATCGAATCAAAATTTCTTTGGATGAAATGTCGCCCATTGCTCCTGAGATTGCCGACAAACTTGCAACAAAGTCGGCGGCCGCTTGATCGTAAGCGTCAATGTCGGCTTGAGCACCCGAACCAAAAGCACGTTTAGCGGCGGCCTCAAGGTCTTTCAATTTTTCTTTAGCGTTATCTAAAGCAACCTCTTCGTCAAGATTGCCAGTCAAAACTTTCCATGCCGTGTCAGCGTTAACGAGGGCCTCAGTTATGTCATCAACACCCGTTTTGAAACTATTAAAATATACAGGAGGACCGCCAACTACGGCTACAAATTTATCTAAACTAAAACTGCCTTGTTCTAC